CGCGAGCGGCACGACCGAGCCGCCCCCCGCCTATCAAAGCTGGGTGGACGAGGTCTTGCAGGCGGCGGCGGATGCGGAGACGGCAGTTTCCAAGATGCCCTACGTCGACGAGACCACGGGCAACTGGTTCAAGTGGGACGCGGCGGCGGGCGCTTTTGCCGACACGGGCGTTGCCGCGACCGGACCGCAGGGCGAAGTCGGACCGAAGGGGGACACCGGCGAGCAGGGCCCGAAGGGCGACACCGGTGCAACCGGACCCAAGGGCGACACGGGCGCAACCGGTGCACAGGGCCCCAAGGGAGAGACCGGCGCAACCGGTGCGACGGGTCCCCAAGGCCCGCAAGGCGAGCGCGGCCCGCAGGGCATTCAGGGAGAGCAGGGTATTCAAGGCGAGACCGGCCCCGCTGGCCCGCAGGGTGCAAAGGGAGACAAGGGCGATGCCTTTACCTATTCCGACTTTACGGAGGCACAGCTCGCCGCGCTGAAAGGCGACAAGGGCGATACCGGCCCCCAAGGAGAGAAAGGTGGGACCGGCGCGACCGGACCGACCGGCCCCGAAGGCCCGCGCGGCCCGCAGGGCGAACAGGGGCCGCAGGGGCAGACCGGCCCGCAAGGCGAGCAGGGCCCCGCTGGCCCCAAGGGGGAGACCGGCAGCGGCTTCAAGGTGCTGGGCTACTACGGCACAAAGACTGCGCTGGACGCCGCGCAGAAAGCGACCGCAGCGGCGGGCGATGCTTACGGCGTGGGCACGGCAGAGCCCTATGACATCTACATTTTCGACGGTATTACCGGCGAGTTCATCAACAACGGACCCTTGCAGGGCGCGAAAGGTGACACGGGTCCCACCGGCCCGCAGGGACCGAAAGGCGATCCCGGCGAGACTGGCCCGCAAGGCCCTGCCGGGGCGGATGGCGCCAAGGGCGCAGACGGTGCAAAAGGCGCAGACGGTGCCGCCGGTAAGGACGGCGTGACGTTCACGCCGAGCATGAGCGACGACGGCGACCTGTCGTGGACGAACGACGGCGGCAAGGCGAATCCGCAGACCGTGAACCTCAAGGGCCCGAAGGGCGACACGGGCGCACGGGGGCCTGCCGGTGCTGACGGCGCGAAGGGCGATACCGGACCAGAGGGGCCAAGGGGGCTACAGGGCGAGACTGGCCCAGCTGGTGCAGATGGCAAAACGCCGGTCAAAGGCACAGACTACTTCACACCTGCTGACGTCAACGAGATCGCGGCGGAAGCGGCGAAGAAGGTCGACATTTCCGGCAAGCTGGACAAGACCGGCGACGGCAGTAATGTCACGGCAGCGTTCACGGCGGCGGAGACGCGTACCAATATCGCAACTGGTGAGAAGTTGTCGATACTGCTTGGTAAGATTGCCAAGTGGTTAGGCGACCTCAAAGCTCTTGCATTCAAGGACAAAGTTGCTAAGACTGACCTTACAGACGATGTACAAACAAGTTTAGGCAAAGCGGACAGTGCTTTGCAGAATGCTCCTGTTACCTCTGTCAACGGTCAGACTGGTGCTGTAGAAGTAAGTGTTACTCCGTTTATAGTCGCTGTTACATACGACAGCAACCAGTCAAAGTACGTAGCAGACAAAACTCATGCAGAAATTGTAGCAGCTATAAATGCAGGCAAGACTTGTGTTGCAACATACGGCGGTAAACTATATGCAGGCGCACAGTCAAATGCATCCAGTTCACTCACATTAGTATTCTCACTTGTACGCGCAACAAATACCGTAAAAACACTGCACTCTTTAACTATAACACCTCAAGATGTTATTAGTCTACAGTCTGCTAATGTGGCGCACAATCCAGTGGGAGCCAGCTTTCCATCAGGCTTGTGGAAAGGATCAGGCACAGATGGACGTGTGGCGGCGGCGGTGGCGGAGACTGATTTTGCCTCCCCCGTGTTCATGCGCAAGGTGACGCTGACCACGGCTGGCTGGAATTCCACCACCAAGCAGCAGAGCGTTACCGTCAGCGGTGTTCTCGCCGACACGACGAAGCAGTGTATCTATCCCGCGCCGGTCGACACGAGCTATGACAGCGCGTGGAACAGCTGCGGCGTGCTGTGCGTGGCGCAGGCGGCGAACTCGCTGACGTTCCAGTGCTCGGAAGTCCCGACCAGCGCGATTGAGGTCTATGTGACGGTCATCACACTGAGCTACAAGGGGTGAGCGGGATGATTTTTAACAGGCCGAGAGCTAAAGCAAAACCAACGACCGTTGACGTTACTTTGTTGGGTACGTTTTCCACGGTGGTAAGCACCCCGAATAATTGCTGCGTAGTCATTGATGGGACGACTTATGTAACGCCGCAAAAGATTACCGTGCCAATCGGGACGGAAATAACGGTGCACGTGCGCGGAAACTCAAAGGCAAATACGTACATCGAGTTTAACGGTACAAAGGTTGCTTCCGGGGCAAACACGACAGCTTCGGGGCATGTTTACACCTTTAACGCGACCGCCAAAACGGCGATTGAGGGGTATTTCGGCCAAACTGGCCCCTATTATATCGGACACATGTCAATTACTATGCCGTGGGACGGCAGCACCAATAGTTAAGTGACAGAAAGGAGCAACACATGAACCTTATCGAAAAAGCCCTCAGATATATATATATATATATATATCGGCTGAACCATGCGAAAGCGGGGTGGGCGTATGATCGTCAATCCCGTGAGATACGAGAGCGGAAATGGAGCAAAACCCGTAACCGTAACTATGACCGTAAGCGGCAATACAAACTTTTATTATTTCAACCAAGACGGAGAGGTAACCAAGACAAACGACTTTGGGACTGTGCAAATAAATACGCTTGCAGGTTCAATGATTGTAACATATGGATACACTCCCAGGGACGTAATAAACGCCACTCGCAAAGAGACAGTAATAAGCGGAGACTGTTATATTTACCTCGTCGACGCCTGACTCCTAAGGAGGTGGCGGCATGATTGTAAATCCGACCACCTTCAAAAGCGGCGGGGAGAAGAACGAATACCAAGTGGAACTGAGCGGTGACAACTTCCAAGTAACCATTGACGGGACAACGTATACCAGCGCACAAACAATTACAGTCCCGGCAGGAACGTGGTGTGACACAAAATATTTGAAAACCACGAACGAGAATGCAACGGTTTCATTTAATGGGAAGACTCCTTTGTTTGAACATGCATCGACCTCAAACAGTTATACGTTACATTACAAATTCCCTGTATTTCGGGATTGCAAAATTGTCATGAAGAAACCGGCCGGTTACATGAATAAAGTCTTTATCGATATTACTACATCCTGATCTCATCACAAAGGAGGCCAACATGGCAGAATTTATTAAAGTCGCCGGGCAGGAGTACCCTGCGACGCTGATCTACAACTACAAAGACCGAAACTGGGACATGCGCGAGACGCAGACGGTGCAGCTCACCATGCCCTACGCACAGGCGGCGGCGCTGCTGCCCTCGGGCACGCCGTGGAGCAACATCTTCCGCGAGACGGTGGACAAGCTCGACAATGATGGCAATCCAACTGGTCAGACCGAGGAGGTCGTGACCGAAGAGGACATGAGCACGTACAGCCTCGCTGGTGACATTACCGACCACCGCGACGGCACCGTATCTATCAAGATGGGCAAGCCTACGGAGACGGAGAACGCCGTCGGCGCGGTGGTCGCCCTCACGGGCGAGGTCGTAACCGTGGCGCGCGCTGCAGAACTGCGCCCGATGATTGAGGCGGCGGCAACGAGCTTGCCGGACGGCGAAGCAGCAAAGGCTGTTGAGCTGTTTCCCGCGTGGACATATCCCGTCAGCTACATTGTGGGCAACCGCGTAAGCGACGGTGGTAAGCTCTACAAGTGCCGTCAGGCGCACACCTCGCAAGAGGACTGGAAGCCGAGCGCAACGCCCGCGCTGTGGGTCGTGATCGACGTTGCCAACGCGGGCACGCAGGATGACCCCATCCCCGCAAGCCGCGGCATGGAGTACGAGTATGGCAAGTACTACCTCGACAGCGAGGACGGCAAGACGTACAAGTGCGAGCGCACCGGCGAGGCCGCGGGCGGGAAGATCGTCTTGCAGTATTTGCCGCACGAGCTGGCGGGGCAGTATTTTAAGGCGGTGAACGCATGACGGCGGCGTTGATTTCCGCCGCAGCGGCGGTGGTGGTGGCGCTCATCGAGGCCATCGCCGCCCGCGACCGCCGACGCGACAAGAAGGAGCGCGAAAAGGCTGCCGAGCAGCAGAAGATGCAGGAGCAGTTGATGCTCAAGCTCATCGAGGGCAGTTGGGCTGCCATTGCGCTGGGTGAGGCGACGGCGAAGGCGATGCAGCGTATCCCCGACGCGCACTGCAACGGGGACATGCACGCCGCACTGGACTACGCCGCCGAAGTGAAGCACAAGCAAAAAGAATTTTTGGCCGAGCGCGGGATCCACTCGATCCTCGACAGCGGGGCGGCGGCATGAAAGCGCTGAAAGCCCGCTGGGACAAGATGAAAAAGCGTGACAAGTACATATCCATCGCCATTTTCAGCCTGACGTGGTACACCGTAGCGTCGCTCACCATGACGGCGCTCGGCATGCCGCCGCCGGATGTGCTGACGGAACGATGGTTCAAGGCGTGGACGACGGAGCTCGTCGTGGTGGCGGGCATCAAGATTTTCAGAAAGGACGATACGGTTTTATGAATGAATTACTGAACAAAAGAATTGCGAACCTTCTCAGCGTGAAGAGCCTTGTGACGATCGCGCTGACGGCGACCTTCTGCATCCTGACGGTGCGCGGCGCGGTCACGCAGGAGTTTAACACCGTGTACCTCATGGTGATCGCGTTCTACTTCGGCACACAGAACGCGGCAGGCAGCGCGAAGGGAGAATAAGCGCATGAATATCCGCAAATATCCGGCTAACGCCGGGAACGTCGGCGGCACGCGCGCGGCGGGCGCGATCAAGTACATCGTGATCCACTACACCGGCAACGACGGCGACACGGCGATGAACAACGCCAAATACTACGCATCGAACGTCGTGAAGACCAGTGCGCACTACTTCGTCGACGCGAAGGAGGTCATCCAGAGCGTGGACGACCTGCGCGTTGCGTGGGCGGTCGGCGGGAAGAAGTACCCGTCTTGCCCGCAGACGGGCGGCGGAACGCTGCACGGGCGCTGCCTGAACGCAAACAGCATCAGCATTGAAATCTGCGACGCGAAGAAGGACGGCGTTTACGCGCCGGACGCGCGTGCCGTGGAGCGTGCGCTTGCGCTGACGCGTGAGTTGATGAAGAAGTACAACATCCCCGCGAGCAACGTCATCCGCCACTTTGACGTGACAGGCAAGCTCTGCCCGGCGTACTGGTCCGGCAGGGAGAACGCTGGCAAGTGGGAAAGTGAGTTCCACGGCAAGATTGCGGGGCCGGACTACCGCGCGCAGCTGCAAAAGCGCGCGGGACTGACGGACGGCACGATGGATTACCTCTCGGCGTATCAGTACGGCGACGACCTCGTTCGGAAGCTCGCGACGATGAAGTGAAGCACGGGGCGGGAGGGCATGCAGCTCTCCCGCCCGAGGAGAAAGGAGGGGAGGAAGTATGCCTTCCAACTGGCTATACATCGACACGAATTTCCCGTCGTTCACGCAGAAGGAGAGCGTGAACGACAAGGTCGAGACGATGCAGGACTACCTCTTCATGCTCGTCGAGCAACTGCGCTACACGCTGCACAACTTAGATCTAAGTAACATGAACAAGACGGCGGCGGATGAGTTCGTCAAGCAGATCACCGATCCCATCTACGGCGAGATCAAGGACGCGGAGGGAAACATCACGCAGGTTGCGCTCGTGGCCGAGGGGCTGGCGACGCGCATCGGCGACGCCGAGGGGAACATCACGCAGCTGCAAGCGACGGCAAAGGGCCTTTCGGCGAGCGTTTCGAACCTGAACGGCAGCGTGACGAACCTGACGGCGGACGTGAACGGCATTCGCACGCAGGTGAGCGGGAAGATCGGGACATCGGAAGCGCAGACACTCATCGACCAGAGCCTTAACGGGATCACGCTCTCGGCAACGAGCGGAGAGAGCGGGACGATCTTCAAGCTCATGTACGA